AGAGGTACGTTAGTGTAAACACTAACTCTTTCCGATACCACGATCGTCGGCCCGTTAATACCCAACGGACAAACAAAGGAATGAGTCACCTCACGTAGCGCCATGCGCTTTAAGAGGAATTTCGTGTAGGGCCACCGCGTTGCCGTCACGGTGGTTCACGGTAGGTTGGTCACTTTGACGCCTACCCCAAAGAGAAGTAAAATTCTAAAGTAAAATGTTGGCAAAAGCGTTGAGGACAGCACGTCAATTGAGGCCATTGCGGCCGCCGGGCTTAACCCCTCGTGGTGAGGGCTGTGTCCAGTTACCGACGGCGGCACGCCCACGCGGTTGCATGGGCGCCTTATTGTTATTGGCCTTGGACTTGTTGCGTGCAGCTTGCTGCAGCCGTTTCGCCGCGATGTTCTCGGCGTGTGGCTTGAGCATGCCCTCGAGACCGGTCAAGGCACCCCCTATGACGGGTCGACCCATGGCGTTGGCAACCATGGCTGCCGTGCGCACGGCTGGGTAAACCGTGGGGATGGCCTTGGACGCGGCCTCTGAAATCCACCTGAACCATTTCCCCGCATCGTTGTAACCCTGGGGACAACCAGGTGGCAGAACATTGGCCACGAGGTTGTACAACACCAAGGCACTGGGGTCATAGGTTGCGGACGGCTGGGCCAGGGCGAGGAATGTCGGTTTGTTCGCCGCTGGCAGGCGCTCAATCCCGACCCGCCATGTCACGAATAACGTAGACTCGTGAGACAGGCCGGTGAAGTAGGCACCAGTAGTGTTCATGCGTGAAAAGTGACAAGCGCCCGCCATTCCTCCGGGATTACCGAAGTCTGGCGGACTAGTGCCCAACGTGACCACGCCCCCTCCAAGGCGCGGTTCGCTGACGACACTGCCACAATTGTGTGCAGTGGGCTGTCCTGGAAATCCGGTGTCCAGGCTAAAGTATCCACTTTCGTCACCTGCAACGTTCTGGTTCTGACAGATGGCCCACGGCCGCTTAGCTGCGGCCTGGAAAGGGTTCTCAGTCTGAAACTTGCCAGTGTTGTAGCAACCATCTTGGGCTGCCCAGGAATGAGAGCCGGGCATAATCTTCGCCTGCGCCAAGGTGTTCGGCGGAGAGCGGAAGTATGTCGTCGGGGAGTACAGACCCTGCACATTGCCGTACGCGGGCCCAGTGACATCGTGGATCCCGCGAGGCATGCTGGCCCCGACTTCAAAACTGTTACCGTACTCATAGACGGTCACAGCGCCCTGCTTCTTGATCTGAGCAGTCGTGTTCACCACCTCAAACCCCGAGTAAATCACTCGGTAGACTCCGAGATCAGTCTCATCATAATCCAAGTAATCATCGAGGTTGATATTGGTGCACGCATAACCACCCCCAGGCGTGACGGGCATGTGCCCTGGGGTGAATGTCATGTTAGTGTCGTTTGCCTCATTGGCGGGGACTGAATTTATTACCAGTCCGTCAAATCGGGCGGTTTGTGGGAGGTAGTCATATGGCGGACTTCCTCCCGTCGCGACGCCATATGTTGAAATGACGCCGGCCGCATCAGCCATCGACCCGGCACCCGACTGGGGAGCCGCGGCGCCATGAGCCTGAACTCTGGCACCGCTTGACTGGCTGCCGGGCTGCCAATCGATCGGGGACAGCACTATGTGACAGTCCCAATTCGCATCGGGGTCGAGACCCTCCGGACGCGCGACCGTGACAGCCTGTCGGATCTTTACGACCACGGTCGGCTCGGTGGATACATCGGGGTACCCACAAAGCCGCTCCAGCTGGAGATCGTGGAAGGGGTCGAGGGCGGACTTGACCCAGTCACACGCCTCGTTCGTGATGAGTCTCTCCTTGCACAGAGCGTACATGGGATCCTTTGAACGAGTGACATCGCGTAACTTGATGGCCTCCTGAGACATTGCGTTCGCGGTCTAGGTCGACTGTTGTTGTGTTCGGGACCTTAAGTCCGCAAAATCGCGCACGATTTTCATGCCGGCAAGCATGTGTGATTTTCGGTGTTAGGAATCCGGAAACTGCATAGCAGCACCGTCACCAGTTTTCCTGACTAGGGGGTATCTAGCCAGGTTACACCACCGTGAAAACTAGGGGAAGGTTAGAGCTTGGAGGTGATGTGTTTCTTCGCCAAGTGGGCGTTTTGGGGCGTGATTGTATTCTTGCCCGTCAGTCCGAATGTGCACCACTTGGGCTTTGGATTATTGCACTCTTCCTCCTCAATGCGCGCCAGCGCCAAGGCGCTGGAAGCACTGGCTTGGTTGGTGGCCTGAAGACCTGCTTTGGCCCACGCCATCGCCAGCTCGCTCCTCACCATGGTCGCATGCTTGGGCGGCTGCGGGCGAGACATTGCAGACGCCCGCGGCCGAGTCGGTGGTGTGTCGAGCAGATGCTGACGCAACACCGGCTGCACCGCAGCAGCGGCCGCACTTTTGCGTGGCGAGCGCGGAGGCTCTTTCCTTTTCTTTCCCCCTTCCGTAGGTTGCTGGACCGCTTCAAAGTCCTCTATCCGGGGGTCGAGGCCACTCTGCATACAAGAGAAAGCCTCTTGCCTTTTCACCCCTGGCGGGTCGTCAGGGTCGTACCATCTCAATGGGTCCCATGAATTGGGGGCCCACAGGGTACGGTCCTCTGTGACTTTCGCGCAAGGCGCGAGCATCTCGGCGATGCCGAGCCATGTGTCACATTTACGCAGCTTCTCGTCGAAGAGCTGAAGCGCACCACCAGATGCTTCGCCCAACTCAGCAGCCACGCATTGGTAAGACAACATGGAGGCACTCGCATCCGTAGGATACGGGCCATGCTCCACCTTATGATAGAGATCTCTGTCCACTTCTTCGAGCTGGGCGAAGTCAGCGTCGGAGTGGAAATCCTCAAGCTCTATTTTGTACAAGTTCGACAGTGCCTTGATATAGGCGCCCACCACAGGGGTGGCTTTATCTGTCGTCCAATACCCACGGAGCTTGAGTATGTACTTGTCGCGATCCCGGTTGATAGCAATGCTCAGTTTAGCGCACGCTTTCATCACCTTGCAATATGATGTGAGTGACAAACTTGGATTCGGATACACCCTGCTCAAGAATTCCACAGATTGGCCATCACTGGCACGCGTGGTGTCAAGGGTGCGTTGGACTCCGATCTGGTCACCAACATACTGCATCGCGCAACGCCAGACATGATCACTCACATACGGAGTGCCATGATCCAGCCCGTCATCCCCAAACTTGGGGCCGATCCAGGTGTAGAGCAAGGGGAACAACTTAACCTTGGTCAAGTCAGCCCCCTTGGGCATCATTTCTCTGTAAGTCTGACTTTGACAGCAATCAAGCAGACCCCATTCATCCTGGATGGATAAGACGTTGTCACGGAAGACCCTGTACTTCAGCGGGAAGAACGGCGCAGACGCGCCGTGCTCATCCATGATGTAACTATACGGGGCTAGTTTCTCTTTCCACTCCATATTGGAGAAGACCATTGCAACGGCGGTGGTCTGCATCTCGATGAGACCGAATAGCACTGTGTTAATGACGGTAGTGATGCCGGTGCCACTAGCGTTCTTCCACAGTGTGTCGACAGCACCTATGAGACTATTGAGCTCCACATGGAAGCAAGAATCATAGATGCTAAGCGCCTCTTTCAAATCGCTCTCACAGACGAGCGTTTCGATGAGGGCGCGCAACACGCCGTTGGTAAATTCGGAATGCGCTTCGTCAGCGGCGATATAATCGACCGCTCGCATGCCGCCAGCCTCTCTGTGCCTCTCCAACGTATCACCTTCG